CGTGTGCAAAGGTGTGTGATGACTTGCATCCCGGACTAGCAACAAAACGAGCCGCTGAATTAATCCGAGCAAGGGGGAACACATGACCGAGTGCAAACACCGATGGGAGCCGACCAACTTCGGCATCAAGTATCGCAACCCCGGCAGCTACTGGTACAAGTGCGCCCGGTGCAACAAAGTGATCTACACAATTCTTTTGGAGAAGAAATGACCCCAGTACGCCAGAAGAAAATACGCACCGTACTGCGTGCGCATCCAAGCGGCATGACTCCCAATGAGATCGCGCAGGCCACGGGCATTCACGTTGCCAACATTAGGGCATCACTGCGCGTCATGCCTGATACCTACGTTGATCGCTGGCGCATGGGTAAGCGTGGGCAGTACGAAAAGGTGTGGGTTGCTGTGCCCGTGCCCGATGACTGCCCTCATCCCAAAGACCGCTTGAAGTGGGGCGTGAACTACAAGAAACCAAAGACCCAGTGGGTTATCACAGAAGGAGCAACAACATGACTGAAGAAGACGAAGAGTTCAACCGCATCGAGCGCGAAGCATCCCTGCGCAAAGCCGCTGTAGCCGCAACCGTTGAAAAGCGTGGGTGGGTGGGGCTGACGAGGGCAGAGTGTCTGCAAATTGAAAAAGACATGGCGAAGTACTACGACTACCGGCACGAATGTAAAACCGTCTGTCTGCCCGAGTTTGCCAAAGCCATCGAAGCCAAACTGAAAGAAAAAAATGAAATGTAAATGCCATCCCGACTCGCCGTTCCACTGGGCGCACAACCCGCGCCCCAGTATCTTTGTGCAAGACATTGCGTTTCGCGCTAAGGGTGTGGTCGTGAGCACAGACTACAAGCTGTTCGGCATCTACAGCCGGGCGGAGCCACACATCAAACCGCAACTCAACAAGCACGAACTGCCATGAGAACTTTTGCAACGCAGTTTGTACGCCAACTGCTTCGGCTGCACCCAGACGGCATGGATGTGGGCACCATAGCCAACACCTTGGACCGAGAACCAAGCAACATACGCAGGATACTCACCACCATGCCCGATGCCTACATCGACAGATGGACACACTTCGGCGGGACAGGTATGCCCAGCGCTATATGGTGCGTAGTTGTGCCCCCCGATAATTGCCCAAGACCAGACGCTAAACGAAAGAGGAAATAATGATTGACATCATCGACTACGCCGCGCCCATGATGCGCGTTGAAAAATTGCTGAAAGAAATGCACAATTCACTGTTGGATAAAGACATGGACACCGCCCACGGCAAAGCACTCGCGCTGATCGTTGAGTCCCGTGTCCTCTCCAACACTCTCATCCTCATGAAAGAACAGGAAGCCAAACATGCCTTACGTCAACAAACCCAGACCGTACAAGAAAGAGTATGAGCAACAGCAAGAACGTGGCGAGTTACCTAACCGTATGGAACGTCAGCGGGCGAGGCGAAAGCTCGACGCCAAAGGCGTTGACCGTGCGGGCAAGGATGTCGCTCACGTCAAAGCTCTGAGTAAGGGCGGCTCTAACAAGGACGGCGTGAAACTTCAGGCCCCCTCAAAGAACCGTTCTTTCAAGCGTAACCCCGACAGCTCAATGAAATAACATGCAAATTCTGGCTGACCACACTCTTGTGGTCCGAACTAAATATCCCGGTCGTATCCTAGAGACCGTGCCTAATAGCAAAGTCGCCCATGACTACGGCGATGGTCGCTATGAAGTGTCGCTTGATTGGGACCTTCACGCTGCTCAGACCCTGAGCAGATTTATGAAGAACGTGCCTTCTCCGATAAAGCGGGACTACAACTGGCCCCGCCCCATGGGGTTCACACCGTTCGATCACCAGAAAGAAACGGCCTCATTCCTTTCTCTGCGTAAGCGTGCGTTCTGCTTCAACGAGCAGGGCACAGGTAAGACAGCTTCAGTTATCTGGGCGGCTGACTACTTGATGAAGGCGGGCTTGGCTAAGCGCGTTCTTGTTGTGTGCCCGTTGTCCATCATGCAAAGCGCATGGCAGCAAGACTTGTTTAAGTTTGCTGTGCATCGCCGCGTGGATGTAGCGTATGGAGACGCAAAGAAGCGCAACAAGATCGCCAACAGCAGCGCCGAGTTCGTCATCATCAACTACGATGGCCTCCCCTCCATCGCTGAGGACGCGATCAAGAACAAGTTGTTTGACCTGATCGTGATCGACGAGGCTAACGCCTACAAGAACGTGCAGACCAAGCGGTGGAAGCTGATGCGCAAACTTGTGACCGACAACACACTGCTGTGGATGTTGACTGGCACGCCTGCGGCGCAAACTCCCACGGATGCTTACGGCTTAGGAAAGCTCTGCGTACCAGACCGCGCACCACGCTTCTTCGGAGACTTCCGCGAGTCCGTCATGCAGAACTTCGGCATGTTCCGATGGGAGCCCCGTGCTGACGCTGAGAAGATTGTGCACGAGCTACTGCAACCAGCCATCCGCTTCGAGAAGAAGGACTGCTTGGACTTGCCTGATGTCACGTACGTGGAGCGTGAAGCGCCGCTTACGCCGACACAACGCAAATACTACAAGGAGCTGAAAGATCAGATGTTGCTTGAGACAGCGGGCGAGGAGATCAGCACGGTCAATGCCGCCGCGCGCATGAACAAGCTGCTTCAGATTTCCTGCGGTACGGTGTACAGCGACAGCGGTGCGGTGGTGGAGTTCGATGTGTCGAGCCGACTCAACGTAGTGGAGGAAGTGATCGAGGAGGCAAGCCACAAGGTGTTGGTGTTCGCTCCGTTCCGTCACGCCATTGATATGCTGCACGCGCACCTGACCAAGGCGGGCATTGCTTGCGATGTCATCCACGGTGATGTGCCTGTACGCAAACGCACGGACATCTTCAAGCGGTTCCAAGAGAAGAACGACCTGAAGGTGCTGGTCATCCAACCGCAAGCTGCGTCACACGGTGTCACCCTGACTGCTGCGAACGTCATCGTGTGGTACGCGCCTGTCACGTCCACCGAGACATACCTGCAGGCCAACGCCCGCATTGACCGCCCCGGCCAGCGCAACCCCATGACCATCGTGCACATCGAGGGTAGTCCTGTTGAGCGCAAGCTGTATCGCATGCTGCGCGAGAACATTGTGAACCACACAAAAGTGATTGATCTCTACAAAAATGAGCTGTCAGATACTTGACCTTGTCAAGTTTTGTGATACACTGATAAACCCAAAAAGAGAAAGAGAGAGCGACATGTCAGAAGACCTATCTGTGGACAAACTGTCCGCAGTTTATTTGAAGATTCGCACTGCACGCGAAGAGCTTAAAGCTAAGTTCGATGCGGATGACAAAGTATTCGAGGCTCAGATGACTGACATCGAGCATGCCTTAATTGATGCACTGAACAGCGCGGAAGCTGATAGCATATCTACCCCGCATGCCACAGTCATCCGCCGTATCTCGACACGATACAACCCAACAAACTGGGACGCCATCTACCGGCTGGTTGACAAGCACAAGGCTTACGGGCTTTTGTTCAAGCGAGTCCACGATGCCAACATGAAGGAGTTCCTTGAGCAGAATCCCGATGAGTTCCCCGAGGGACTCAACGTCGATAGAAAGTACGCTGTAACAGTTCGGCGTAAGTCAACAACCTGAAGGAGAGAGTAATGAGCAACATTCAAACATTCCGTGGCGATCTGCCAGCCCACCTGCAAAACGTCAAGCTGGACGACTTTACCCAAGCGTTCAAATCGTCCGGCGGTAGCATCAAGCGCATCACATTGCGTGGCCGTGTGTTCCGTCTTGTGGACGGCGGCAAAGAGATTGCGAAGAACACTGACCCACACATGGACGTGGTGATTGTCAGCGGTAGCAAGACCGTGCAGAAGGCTTACTACGCTGGTGAGTACAACGCCGATGAGACCTCCATCCCTGACTGCTGGTCTAGCGATGGTGAGCGCCCTGACGCTGACGTAGCTGACCCACAGGCAGAGCGTTGCAAGGACTGCTCGCAAGCCATCAAGGGCTCGGCGGGCGCAGGTCGCGCGGCTTGCCGTTACTCTTGGCGTCTCGGCGTGGCCCTGCGTAACAATGTCGGCGGCGACATCTATCAGCTCATCCTGCCACAGAAGTCTATCTTCGGCCAAGGCGATGTTGAGCACATGCCCTTCCTGCAGTACGCCAAGTACGTTGCACAGTCCGGCTACAACCTGAACATGCTGGCCACCCGCCTGTCGTTCGACACAGACAGTGACTTCCCTAAGCTGGTGTTCAGCAACGCTGAGTTCCTCGACAAGGATACATACCAGTCTGCGGTCGAGCAAGGCCAGACTCAGGTTGCCGTCAATGCAGGTCGTTTGAACTTCACGAAGAAGCAGACCGCCGCTCCCGTTCTCCCCAAGCTGGTTGCTCCTGCTGGCTCCGCCGCCGCAGAAGTCAAGGCAGCTCCGGACGAGATCGTCGAGCCTACGGTTCGCACTGCAGCCAAGGTGAAAGAAGCTCCGAAAGAGAAGCAGAACCTTGCCAAGCTGATGGATGAGTGGGGTGACGACGAATGATTGGGTACAGTCAACAGATTGTTAAAACCAACCGGGACGCTGATGGGCGCAAACTGGGGGTTTGTCTGGGCCGATATTGCATCAGCCGAGAAATCCCTGTTGCCGATGTGATGGAGTACTTTGGGGTATCTAAGCAAACTGTGTACAGCTGGTACGCAGGGACGCACACACCGAGTAAGCGCCATGCGATCATCATCAGCAAATTTCTCGGCAAGTCTTAACGACCCGTTTCGGGGGTAACTAGCTCGACGGAGCGAACGGGGTCTTCCGTCAGCCCCTGTTACCCCCAATTTTATGACGTGCGTGGACAAAATATGGCGGATGTTCGGTTACTCAAGGCGGTACTGCCGCAGGTAGAGGACGGTTGGTATTGCGTCTTGGGTTTGAAAAACGGGAGGTTCACCTCTCAAGAACACTTCAAGACGATCGAAGAAGTAGAAGCAGAAGCAGATCGGCTTGTGTCCATTGACGTGGACGCTTTCTTTGCATGCGGTAGGTTCGAGACAAAC